GTGCCCGATGGCAGACCCGAGGACGGCGACGAGATCACCGCAGTGACCGCGGTCGGCCTGGCGCTCATACTCCCGCCCGGCGCCGTCGAGGACGCTCACCCCGTGGCGAGGATGCGCGAGCTCCTGGCCGACGAGATTGAGGCCGCGCGCACGTGCGGCCGCTGAACCCCTGAACCCCCGCGTGCCTGGCGCGTGTGTGGCTGTCGCCAGGCACGCGGGTTCCCCGCCCTCGAGTCACGGGGGCTCGAGGGCGGCCCCCACACGGAAGGACGGAAGGACTGCTCTTGCAGCGATTGACCCCCCATGTGACCCCCCATATCGAACAGAACTTCCACGACGCCTACCTGGCGGTGCTCGACGCCGTCACCAACCACACCGAACACACGACCTCGTCGAGGGGCAACGACTCGGCCGAACTGACCAACGTCAGCTTCCGAATCGCCGACCCCCGCGACCGGCTCCCCTTCATCAGACAGCGGCCGGTGAACATCATCTTCAACCTCGCCGAGGCCCTGTGGTACGCCTCCGGCCGGGATGACCTCGACATGATCGGCTACTACGCACCCGGCATGGCGAAGAACTCCGCCGACGGCAAAACGCTGACAGGTACCGCCTACGGAACCAGGATGTTCGCCCCCGACGCCGAGAACGCCACCCAGTGGGACCGCGTCCTCGACCTGTTGCGCTCCGACCCCGACACCAAGCGTGCCGTCCTGGGGATCTACCGGCCCGAGGAACTCGCGGTCACCGACAACCCCGACGTCTCGTGCACGATAAGCGCCCAATTTCTGTTGCGCGAGGGGCGCCTGAACCTGACGTGCTACATGCGCGGGAACGACGCCTACAGGGGCATGGTGAGCGACGTCTTCGCGTTCACCTTCCTCCAGGAGATCGCCGCCTGTCAGCTCGGCGTCGAGCTGGGGCTCTACACCCACCACGTGGCGTCGATGCACATCAACGACCGTGACGCGGAGACCGTTCGGCGTGTGCTTCACGAACCCCGCGAACCCGGATACCTGCGGCCGGCGTTCCGGCCGCCCGAGATGCCCGCTGGCACCTCCTGGTCGGCCCTCGAGGCCGTCTTGGAACACGAGGAAGCGTTGCGCAACAACGAGCGCTCGCACACCCCGAAGACGCTGACGGAAACCGGCCTTGCCGAGTACTGGCAACAGGTCCTGTTGCTGTTCGAGATCTTCCGGCAGATCAAGCACACCGACCAGGCGGTCAACCCCGATCACGTCGTCGCCCTCGACCCCGGGTACCGGTGGTTGGTCACCCGTCGATGGAAGAACCGCATGCCCAAGGGGACCGCGTGATGGCGCCGGCCGGTGGCTGGGGCCGTTGGACCGTGGCCACGTGCAAACCGGACGCGACCCGCCGCGGCTTGGTCGGACCGATCCTGGAATGGATCGGCGCCGAGGTCCGCCTGGTCGAGCGCCGATCGGTTGTCGTGACCGAGCGGCACATCTTCACCCACTACGCCGACATGATTGCCCTCGACGACCGGTTCCCGTTCGACGTGCGCGCCGAGCTGCGCCGCAACTGGGTCGGCCAGACCGTCACAGTCGCCTTGTTCCACGGCCAGGCCGAAGGCACTCCCGAGCACGTGCGCGGTCTTCTCGGCCACTACGACCCGGCACGCGCCGCGCCGGACTCGATCCGGGGCCACTTCGGCGCGGACTCTATCGCGCAAGCCCGCGCCGAGGGCCGGTTCATCGACAACCTGATTCACACCTCAGACGACGCCGAAGGTTCCGAGCGCGAGTTCAACGTGTGGTTCGGCCCCGCGTTCGCGCACCTTCTCACCCCCCAACACGAGGAGCTGTCCCGTGACTGAGTCCGTCCTGATCAACGGCGCCACGATCCCCGTAGGGCCGAACAACCTCCGGGTGATGCCCGACGAGCAACAGTCCGGCCTCGACCCGTACATGGCGCAGATCATCACCAACCGCAAGTCCGGGCTGTCGCTGAACCACGTCATCGGATGCCCGCTCGACTGCGGGTACTGCGTGCGCCACTTCTGGGGCAACTTCGAGCAGAAGACGCCCCAGCTCCTCATCACCACCGAGGAGGCCGTGGAAATGCTGACCGGGCACGAGGCGTTCCGGCCGCACTCGACGCCGATCCAGTTGTTCAACAAGGCCACCGACCCGATGTTGCCCGGCGTGAAGCCGCATACTTTCGCCGTCCTCGAGGAGCTGGACAGGCGCGGCATGACGAACCTGGTCCTGATCATCACCCGGTTCCACGTCAGCAAGGCCGACATGGCGCGCTTCGAGTCCCTCGAGCATGTGCGGGTGACGCTGTTGTTCACCTACTCGGGGATCGCGGATGCGCGTGTGGAGCCGATCGCGAAGTCTCGGACCACCGTGAAGTCGATCGAGACGGCGGCGGCTCTGTCGGAGCGGACGGGCGTGATCCTCTACTGGCGTCCGATCACGCCGGGGTGGAACGACGACCCGGCGACGTTGCGGCACGTGCTCGACGTCGCCGACCGGGCCGGCGTAGATGCGCTGGTGTTCACTGGCTACTACCACAAGGAGGAGAACGCCGACTACCTGCGCGGACAGGGCGTCGAGGTGCCCTATGAGGACGACTATCAGCGCCGGAAGGTGATGCCGGAAGAACTGGATGCGAAGGTGGTCGCCGCGTGGCGCGAGCACGGCACGTCGGTTCCGCTGTTCCGCAAGACCTCATGCGGTGTCACCTACGCCCACGACGTCCCGGACTACAACGGGCACTGGGGCGTTCCCGAGCTGTGCGACATCTGCCCGGCCAAGCAGCGCCAGTTGTGCGCCGACAACCATCACGCGCCGACCGAGGACGAGTTCCGGAACGTCCTCGCCGAGCTGGAGTACGACCCCGATACGCCGTTCCTGGTCGAGGACGGCCACATCCTCACCCACGCGCTGGGGGAGCAGCGCCGGTACGCCATCCAGCACACCCTCGGCTACCAGGTGTGGGAAGTCGACCACCCGCACGTTCACCGCGCGCACGGGCGCACCCTGAAGGGGTACGAGCTGAGCGAGGATGAACGGCGACAGCTCGACGAGGCACGCGAGCGGCTGCACGCTGCCGCGCGCCACGAGGACGACTAGAACACCGGGGGGACCGTCATGCTCGATCGACCGTGGACCGAGGCACCGCTGTGCGCCCTTGACCTCGAGGGCACGGGTGCCCAGGACAAGGACAACGAGGCGATCCTGGAAGTCGCCGCGGTCCCGATCGTGGACGGTTCCCCCGACCTGTCATCGGCCTACGAGAGCCTCGTCAATCCCGGCCGAACCGTTCCGCGCCGTCCCTGGATCAGCCCAGGGCTGACCGACGAAGCGTTGCGCGAAGCGCCGAGCCCCGCACAGGTCGGCGCCGAGCTGGAAGCCCGTGTCAACGGTCGGTACATGGTGGGACACAACGTGAGCGTGGACTGGAAGCTTGTCCACCTGCGCCACCCGAGCGTTCGGCCGGCCGGGCTGATCGACACTCTGCGCCTGGCCCGTCACCTCCAGATCCCCGCCCCGCGCGGGCTCGGGGCGCTCCTTGACCGGTTCGAGCTACGCGAGCAAGTCGACAAGTCGGTTCCCAGCGGACGCCCGCACCGGGCGTTGTGGGACACCGTCGCCGCTGCTGTCCTACTCGCCCGCCTGGTCGAGGACGACCCGAGCGTGCGCACGCTCGGCGATCTCGTGTCGGCCGCGTCGGTACCGCTGGGTCCGCCCGAAGAGGACCCGACCCTGTTCTAACCCCCTGAGAAACAAGAGGAACCCGCAGTGACCACTACCGACGACCACTCTGACCTAAGCCCTGCCAACGCGTTGGGCACGTTCCCCCTCGGCAGCTCACTGCCCGTCAACCGGCTCGGCTACGGCACGATGCGGCTTACCGGCGAAGGCGTCTGGGACGAGCCCGCCGACCGCGCCGAGGCGGTGCGCGTTCTGCGCCGCGCCGTCGAACTGGGCGTGAACCTCATCGACACCGCGGACTCCTACGGTCCGCAGATCAGCGAGCAGCTCATCAAGGAGGCCCTTCATCCCTACCCGGAGAGCCTCGTCATCGCCACCAAGGCCGGCCTGACGCGGCGCGGCCCGAACGACTGGCGTCCCCTCGGCAGACCTGAGTACCTGCGTCAACAACTCGAGCTGAGTCTGCGCCACCTCGGCCTCGAACGCATCGACCTCTACCAACTACACCGCGTCGACCCGCAGGTGCCGCTAGCTGAACAGGTGGGCGAACTCGCCGCCATGCGCGACGAAGGCAAGATCGGCCACATCGGCCTTTCAAAGGTGACCGTCGAGCAGGTGACCGAGGCCCGCACGATCGCCCCCATCGCGTCCGTGCAGAACCGGTACAGCCTCCTCGACCGGGCCAGCGAGGACGTTCTCGACTACTGCGCCGCCGAAGGCATCGGATTCATCCCGTATGCCCCGGTGGCGACCGGCGACCTTGCGCGCCCCGGCGGCCCGCTCGACGAAGCCGCCAAACAGCACGGCGCCACCCCGTCGCAACTCGCGCTCGCATGGCTGCTGCACCGCTCGCCGGTGATGATGCCGATCCCCGGAACGTCGAAGAGGGCGCACGTCGAGGAGAACACCGAGGCGGCTCGTATTCGGCTGAACGATGCGGATTTCGACGCGCTGTCCGCGCTGGCGGCGCTCTAGCCGACCGGTACGCCTGAGCCCTGAACATGAGAAAGGCGCCCCACCCTCCCAGCGGGAGAGTGGGGCGCCGTCGCGTCCGTCGGGGCCTTCCCCAGCCACGACTAGAACACGTGTACGAAGATATCACGCATCAGGGCTGGTCAGTGCTGCCTTCGAGGCGACGCTGAACCCACGCGGCCAACGCGGTACCGGCCGCAGTCGCGGCGGCCAGACCGAGCGTCGGCCAGTCGATGATCTCGCCGGGCACGACCTGGTCGGTCACGACGGTGGCGACGGCGACGAGCGCGGTCGATACGGCGCCCTGAAGGGCGGTTCGCCACCCTCGTGTTCGGGCGTCCTGTCGGGTCTCGGCCTTGCTGCCCGGGGTCGGTGCGGGTGCCTCGTGTGCCATGTCAGCAATCCCCCTCGTCGAGGTCGAGGCCGGCCACTGCCCGCTCGGCCTCGCGCCGCGCGACGGCGCGCCGGATCTGCGCGGCGGCGATCGCGCTCACGCGGGCGCCGCTGGTCGCGCCCGAGCCGACGTACTGTCGAGCGGCCAGAACCGCCTCGGTGGTGCCGCTGCCGTAATCGCCGTCGACGCCGTCGCCGCGTGGCCCGTAGTCGCCGAGCATGTCGCCGAATCCGGCGTGCCTGAGCGTGGTCTGGAGCCCTTCGACGCGCTCGCCGCTGTCACCTTCTGAGAGTCCGTACAACTCCTCGTCTCCTTCTGCTGCTTCGTCAAGGTCCATGCCTCCGGTCGCCCAGGCGTACAGGGCGTCACCGGGGCATCCGGTCGATACGAGGTCGCGGTGACCGGTCACGGGAAGAGTGCGGCCTGCCCAGCTCTCGGCCTCGGCGTGGCACTGGCGCACGGCGGCCAGGGCGTGAACGCTGGGAAGCCCGTTGTCGTAGGTGCCGATCACGGCGACGCCGAGGTGGCTCCTGTTGTGGCCCAGGGCGTGTGCCAGTTCGGCGCCGTAGCCGCGGCCTTCGACGATCACGGCGTAGGAACCGTGGTCGACGACCAGGCGCGCGTACCCGACGTCGCTCCACCCGATCGAGAAGTGGTAGCTCTGAATCTGCGCCGGGGTCTGGGTGGCGGGGCCGGCGGTGTGGTGCACGGTGAAGCCGCGCACCTCGCCCTTTTCGACCGGGGAACGGCTACGAGCCGGTGCAAGAACGGCCTGTGATCGCGACTGTTTGCGGACATCGGTCACGTGGGGCGCCTCCTTCAGGACATAGAAATGCCCCGACCGGTCGGTCGGGGCTGGTGTTCGGCTTGGTCAGCCGAGGATGGTCGAGGCGACGGCGGCGATCGCCGCGATGATCGCCGAGATCGTCGACAGCGGCAGCGCGTAGCGCCATGCCTCGAGGCTGCGTAGGCGGGTCTCGTGATCCTCGAGCCGCTCGGTTGTGTGCTGCTGGCGTGCCAGGGCTGACTCGACCTTTCCGGCGAGTTCGCGCTGTTGTCCGTACACGTCGGCCACGGTTATGACGGCATACGGGCGGGGCTGATCGTCGGCCACCGGATCACCCGATCCTCTGGTACACGAGGCGGGTCTGGTTGCCTCCTCGGAGGATCGTCGGGGAGGAGTCGGCGGAGTCCTGCCAGAACTGCAACGCAAGGGTCGGGGTGCCTCCCGAGGTGGTGATGGTCCCCCGGTCGGCAGCACTGTTGAAGTTCGACGAGCCCGAGCCGCCGGCGACACGCGGGGTCGTGTTGGCGGGGCGTCGCAAGATCACCGGGCCGCCGTTGTTGATTCCCGACGCGGTGTCTCTGTTGTAGGCGATCGTGAAGGACGCAAGGGTCACCCCAGTGGATGACCAGGACCAGGCGAACCCGCCGTCTCCGGCCGAGTAGGACACTCCCAGCCAGTAGAAGTAGACGGCGTTCGGTTCCAGTTCCAGCTCGATCTCGGACAGCTCCCACGACGAGTCGTTATCGGTGACCTCCTGATCGTTGAGCTGCTCGACGAGGCCCATGTTGCGGGCGTTGAGCCGCTCGGCGGTGATGACCTGCCCGGCGTACCACTGCGGGAAGGGCACGGGGTCACCTCCTCTCTAGAGCCCGACGACGGCGGGTTGCGCGAGCGCGACCTGTTCGCCTGCCGGGTGCGATTGGCGGATGGTGTTCATGGCTCGGATGACGGTGAAGGTCTGGGTCCGGTTGCTGCCGCTGATGTCGGTCACCCGCATGACCTCGCCACCGCACCGGATGTCGAAGGGGAGTTCGTCGGGGAATTCGGCGCTGGTGATCCAGCGCGGCCCCCGGTAGGTGGTGACCTCGAAGACGGCGGTGTCCTCCTCGACGGCGACGGCCAGGCGCGCGTCGGCGGTATCGCACCTGTTGGGCTGGTTCTCGCCGGGGTCGGCCTCTTCGCCTTCCTCCTCAACCAGGGCCTGGCCGACGATCCACGGGGCACCGGGGCTCGCGTTGAATTCCACATCCCAACGGTAGGCATTCAGGGTCTCGGTGTATCCCTCGACCAACAGGTCGATGGGTTCAGGCGGGAGCCACGGCGGGGGGTTGAGCACAGTCAGGCCGTCGCCTGTGTCGCGATCGGACACGATGTCGACCAGGTGCGGGTTCCCGACCAGGTTCACGCGCACGTGCGGGTACCGGTAGCCCTCGGTGGTGCCGAGGTGCACGCGCCACGACGCTTGTGCGCCGAGCTGTTCGTCTCGCTGCACGTCGAGCGTCACGGATTCCTCGTAGGGACCGACGCCCTCGGGAGGGTGTGCGGCGCCCAGCGGGCCGTCGAGAAGTTGATATGTCTCCTCGCCGCCGTCTCGGCGTGTGGCCTGCACGGTGTTGACCAGGCCGTCATCGTCGTCTGTCGGCTCGAAGGGCGGTGCCAGGTGCCCGGCGGCGTAGTCGAGCGCCAGGACCTCGTCGGCGCGCACGACCATTCGTGCTCGTACCTGAACTCGCGTGTGCACGCCGACCGTGACATGCCGCGTCGCCGGGGCCGTGGCCACCGCGCGCACGGGTGCCGTCAGCGGTATCGAGGTCGAGCGCGTCACACCCAGCTCGGCCCGAGCAGCCAGGCGCGCGTGCGCCGAGACGGCGCCCTCCTCGGTCTCTCCCTCGGCTACGACCGAGACACGCAGACGTGCGTGTGCCGATCGGACCGGCCCTGGTGCGGGACCCAGTGGCGCCGAGTCCGAGACGGCTACGTGGGAGAGGAAAACCTGGGGCGGGTAGTCGTCGGGATCTGAATCCACTCGCAAGGCGAGGTCGACGGCGGCGAGCGTCTCGGGTCCGGCGTACCCGTCAGCGAGAAGGGCGTGGTCGTCCTGAAAGGCGATCACGGCGGTGATCGTCTCGCCGCCGTAATCGCCGTCGTCGCCGAACTGCGGCAACTCGTAGCCGAGCGCCATCAGGTCGCGTTGTAGGTCTCCGACCGCGCCGTCAGTGGTCCCGTCGTTGTCGCCGGGGGCGAGCAGCACGTTTCGCCGGTAGCGGTAGCCGGTCAGTTCGAGCGTGCCGCCCAGCTCGACGTCGTCCCACCGGTGCACGCGCGCACCCGAGGCCGCGTGACCGGGGAACACACGTGAGGTCAACCCGTGGCCGTCATAGTGGAGTTCGACGCGCCACCACTGGCCGACCGCTACGGCCGACCCTGATTCGCTGGTCCATCCGATCGACGGCGAGGCGAGCCCGGACGGCTGCAACCTGGTTCCGACGTTGCCGCCGGCGGTCTCGTGCACGACCAAGCCCAGACCTACATCGGGCCACCCGACCAACCACCGAACCTCGTGAATGCCGTGTCCGGCGGTCTGCATGGGAGGAATCCAGGCGTAGAACCGCACCCACCATTCGGTCTCGGCATGATCCTCCTCGTCGTCCTCCTCGTCTTGGGTCTCGTCGTCGGGAGTTTGGGGAAGCTCAAGCACGTACCGCGGCTGTTGGGTGAAGGAGTACCCGGGGTCAATGCGTGTCGTCGCGAGGCCGTGCACGGTGTGCTCGGCTGAGAATCGGGCACGTCCGACACCGATCGGACCGGTCGTGTCGGCGGCCTCGAGGGTGCCGACGATCGCCGACCGTTCCAGGGTGTCCTCATCGGGCGCCTCGCCCAGCGGGCCGTCGAGCCGGTTCGCGACCGTCGTCGCCACAGCGCACCCCCTATTCCTATTCGGCATTCTCGAGGCTGATCGTCAGCGGGTCGATCGTGAGAGTCCCCGAGGAGGGGAAGGGCTGGGGCTCATTCAGTCGTGCCGAGCCCTTCCACGTGCCGCCCGAGCCCCAGAATCCAATGTGCGAGACGGTCGTGTCCGAGGGCACCGAGAACGTGACCCCCGACGAGGCAGTCAAAGTCCCGCCCGAAGCGTCAGACCAAGTGACCGACTGGCGCGAGTAGGCGCCGCCGTCGACCTCGGCCGAGCCCCTCGAGTCGGGTAGTGAAGTGTGCAGGCTGGCCGACACTGCGGTCTCTGCGCCGGTGTCCAGCATCGGGTCGAAGAAGTCGGCGACGAAGTTCGTCACGACGACATCCCTCCTTGGTTCGTGAGTGTGGCGCCGCGGTTGTACTTGCTGCGAAGGGTGCGGTAAGCCAGGCCGGCGCGTGCGCGGCTCTCGTAGAGCACGCCGCCGTCGACGGCCTGCGCGGAGTAGAGAAGATCGAGCACGCTGTCGGGGTACTGCGGTCCCATACGAAGCGAATCCTCGGGTTCGCCGACCAGGTCCAACGGAATGTCGGCCTCCTCGCACAGGCGGATGATCCGCTCGGCCGCGCGTTCGCCGGCGAAACCTCGGAAGGCGGCGAAGGAGTCGGCCGCAGTGGGGTAGGCGGCGGAGTTGGTGTTCCAGAGCGACACATGCCCCAGCTCGGCCGGGCTCGACGTGTCGTCGTCGGGAACCCACCAGTGATAAGTCAGGGTGCGCGCGGGTAGTGCCGGAGCCGACCAGGTGCCGCTCGTGAGGGTGGCGCCGTCCATGTAGAGGCGGTACGTCGACGAGCTGTTGTTGGACGACAGCTCGAACCGGTACAGGTGCGCCTCGTCATCGAAGGCACTCGGGACCGAGAAGTCTGGTTCGACCATCGCGATCGAGGAACTGTCCTCGGTGGTGGTCTGGATACTGATGAACATCGACCTCGTCGAGATCTCCCAGCCGACCGACCACGTCCGGTACGGGTCTGAGTTGGTTCCTGACCCCTGCATGGCGATCGCGAGGCTGTCGAAGCCCCCGCCTTGGCGCGCGATCTCGACGGCCCAAGACCTCGAAGAGGGGGCCGGCCGCACGCTCGCGGCCAAGCGTCCCCGTTCCTGTTCGGGAAGGCGCATGACCGGGTCGAGCCACGGACCCAGCTCGCCCTCGGCCCAGTCGGCGCCATAGGTGATGGCGGTCGCCCCGGTGCCAGCGGCATAGGTGCGCATCGGTTGCTGACCGACGACCGGCGACCCCTGTCGAGCGGTCTCGCCGTCCGTCAGCGGCCAATAGGCGTCCGGCCGATGCGCTAGGAGGAACCGCCGGTACACGTCAGGCAGGTTGGCCGCGGACTGCCCGAGGCGTCGCAGGATGCCGTGCGCCTCGATCTCCACCCACACGTCGTTTCCGGACAGGTCCCAGCGCACCGGCCAGGACGACACTTCACCGCCGAACCGCCACCGTGTACCGGCCGAGGTCTCGACGCCGAGCCGGATCGGGGTATTCTTCCCGACCCGGCGGAACAGCGGCGACCTCGGGTTGCCCGGCGAGTATTCGCCGTGCCTGTTGTTGAGCTGGAACGACAGGGTAGACGGGTCGACCTGGGCGCCCTCGTCGGCGCGGCCGCGCACAATCTGCGCGTCTTCGCGCGTGCGGACGTCACCGGTGATGTTCAGCCACTCGCCCGATCGTGTTTGGATCTCCACGCGCAGGCGGACCCTGGCCACGGTTCACCCCCTACCGAATGCGGTCTGAACCGAACCGCGGCCGTCGACCTTGACCATCTTGCGGATCATGCGCTTCAACTCGCCATCGCCGCCGGTGACGTCGACGACCACCCGTGCGGGGTTGCCGCCTTCGCGAACGGCCCGGTTGACGTTGGTCGGGATCGAGCGGGCGACGTCGCCCAGGGCGTCGCCGGTGCGTCCCAGCCGGTCGTCGAGCGGGCGCATGAGTTCGTCGGCCGCGCGGTCGATCGCGGTCAGCTCCGACATCACGCCTTCGCCGAGGGTCTCGGCGATCCGGGCGCCGGACACCTCGGGTGCGCCGTCGCCGCTCATGGGGCCGACCTCGGCCGGTGAGAACGGCAGGTAGCCCCTGATCGTCGAGGCGACGTTCGACATCGTGCTTCCGATGTTCGAGATCATCGACTTGATCCCGTTGATCAGGCCCTGGATCACTGATCGGCCCGCGTTGCGAAGCAGCGAGCCGAGGTTGCCCAGGGCTGACGTGATGCGGCTCGGGATCGACTGCACGAAGCTGATCAGGTTCTGGCCCTGCTGCTGTGCCCGCTGGTACAGGCCCCGGAAGTAGTCGCCCACCATGCCCGGAAGCTGGGCGAGGCGACCAATGAAGGCGATCACGTTGGTCACCAGCCCGACCACGAAGGCCACGGCGGCGTCGACCCCGGCTTGGAAGCCGGCGGCGATCTGGTCCCAGTACTGGATTACGAGGCCGATCAGCGTCCAGTTCAGGAACAGGTCAATGATCCAGTCGAGGGCGGACGACAGGATGTCCATCAGCCAGTCCCAGGCGGCCCGCGTGGCTGCAACGATCTCGTCCCAGTAGACGATCACGAGCGCGATCACGGCGATCAGGGCGAGGATGCCCAGAACGATCCACGTGATCGGGTTCGCGAGGAACGCCGCGTTCAACAGCCACTGCACACCGACCCAGGCCAGGGTCAGCCCGCGGACGACCGCCATGATGCCCTGGTAGACCTTCAGTCCGATCACGACGGCGGCGACAGCCGCGCCGATGGCGACGATCGCGATCGCGAGGCGGGTCATGGTCGCCTCGTTCTCACCGACCCAAGTCGCGAGCGACTGGAACGCCGACAAGGCCGTGGTGGTCAGCCAGTTGATCACGGGCTCGGCCGCTGACGACAGCGAGCCCCAAAGCCCGGTCACGGTCTCGCGGAAGGTGGCGCTGTTCTGCCAGGCGTACCAGAACGCCCCGGCGAGCAGGGCGAGCCCGGCGACCAACCAGAACACCGGCGATCGCAGGAACGCCAGGGACAGGGCATTCTTCGCCCTCGTCGCACCCTGGATGACGGTCGTCGCGCCCTTCAGGATCGGCCCGAGTGCCATCAGCGGAAGCGCGAGCGACCCGGCGGCGTCGGCGAGGCCGCCGTACCGGAACATCAGGTCCTGAACCCGATCCTGTAGGTCCTGAAGCGGGGTCGAGGTGTCGTTGGCGGCATCGGCCAATTCCTGTGTGAGACCCGGGGTTGGCTCGACGGCCGTCTGGTAGTTCTCCCACTCCTCGGCGGTCAGCCCGAGGACGTCGAGGAACTCGCCCATGTCGCCCTCGCTGTCGGCGACGGCTCGACGGAACTCGCGAACGGACTCCTGGCCGCTGTACCCCTGGTCTCGGAAGTACTCGACACCGGCGGCGGCGTCATCCAGCCCGAACTCGAGCGCTTGCAGCTCGTCGGGCACGCGCCCAAGGTTGCGTTCGAGCGTGCCCAGCGGGATATCGGTCTGTTGGATCAGGCGCGACATCTGGTCCGCGTTGTCGCCGACGTCTGAAAGGTCATCACCGAAGGGCACCAACAGCCGGTCGGCGGAGCTGATCGCGCTCGGCAAGTCCTTGCCGACCGCGTCGCCGAACTGGCCGACCGCCGGAAGGATGGCCTCGAACTCCTGTTTGGTGTCGAAACCCTTCTGTGCCAGCAGCTCCATACCGTCGGCGGCGGCTTCGGCGCCGCCGGTGTGATCGGCCATCGCGTAGGCCGATGCGCGTAGGGCTTCCTCATTCTCGCCCGAGGCGATCGCCGTCCGCGCGAGGCTCGCGTTGACGTCGGCCTGGCCGCGGGCGAAGGCTTCCATCGAACCGCCGGCGGCCACACCGGCGGCGGTGATCTTGCCGATGTTGTCCTCGACGGCTTGGGCCGCTTTGCCCAGTCCGGACTCGAGGTCGTCGGCATCAGCGCCGATCCGAACGGTGAGTTCGTCGAGGGTGACCACGCGGCATCACCCCCTCGACGCTCATCTGGGTGTGTACTTGCCAGAGGTCCCGCCGTGTTTGGCGTTGAGCTGGCGCAGCATGGCCAGTTGCTGGTCGGCGGTCTGGGGCGCCTGGTCCCAGGTCGGAAGGAAGTCCTTCGGCGTCGCCTTGCGCGTCTTGCGGTCCCTGTTCGCGTTGGTGATCGTGGCGCACAGGAGCGCGTTCAAGATGTCGTCGCGTTCGGGGCCGAGGGTGCCGGCGATCTCCTCGTATGCGATCCAGTCGGTCAGCTCGGCCGAGGAGACTCGGGCGAGTAGCTCGGCGACAGGGATGCGCATGTGCGCTGCTAGTCGGTGGTAGAACCGTCGCTCGGGACGGCCTCGGATTTTCCCTTGGCCTCCTCCTTGGCCTCCTTGGTCATGCCGGAAAGGCGCTGTGCGATCCGTACAGCCGCTCGATCACGGCGCCGGACTTTCGGCCGAGCTTCGCCACGTCCTTGTCGGAGAACAGGCGCTCGTCGCTCTCGGGGTCGAACAGGCACTTGACGACGAGCTTGGTCCTGAAGTCCTGCAAGCGAAGTTCGACGTCCTGACCCTGATTCTTCAGGGCGACCGCCTTCGCCTCGTAGGCGTCTCGGTCGGTGCCGGACAGGCCGCGCACGCGCACGACGAGGCCGCCCCACTCGGGCACCGCCTCGTCGACCTCGGGAAGGTCGTCAGCTTCCAGAATCTGGTCGCGCAGGGAGGTTGTCACTGGTCGTCTCCGTTCTCGCCGTCGTCGCCGCCACCGTTGCCGTTGTCGTCCTCACCGTTGCCGGGACCTTCGCCCGGCCCCAGCTCGGACAGGTCAGGTTTACCGGAAACCTTGAAGGTGATCGAGGTTTCCAGCTTGTCGTCGTGCGGTGCGCTGGGTTCATAGCCGGTCACGAAGGCGTCGAAGGTCCATGCGTGCCGCTCGGCGGTAGGTAGGACGATGCGGTACCGGTGAACCTCGTCGTCCTCGAAGTCCTCCATCACCCAGTCGTCGTGACGACTCGGCCGGTAGTTGCAATCCACGGACACCTCGCCGCCATCGCGCAGGCCCGGGACGAACTCCATGTAGCCGTCCGGGCTGTCGTGATCGGTGACGTCGATGTCTTCACGGGACAGGCTGGGAAGGTCGATGCTGGTCGCGTTCGACAACTGGTCCCATTCGCCGTTGCCGTCGCTCCGGTAGAGCTTGGTACCGAAAGCGTTCTTGCCCGCCACGGTCACCCCTCCTCGTCTTCTGGTTGTTCGGTGTTGATGCGGAACCGCACCGGGATATGCCGCGCGTGCGGCGGTTGCGGGTCCCGAAGTGTCTGGGCGAACTCGAACCGAACCGCGGTCACGACCCACTCGGCCGCGTGCAGCGGCATGGGCTGGTGGTCGAGGAGCTGCACGACACGGTCGGCGACGGCATTCGCCTCGTCGAAGGTCTGTTGCTGGGACCACACGTGCAGCGTGTGCGTGCTGTTGCGGCCGATCCCGCCGTGCCAGTTATCCGGGGTCTCGGTCGCCTCGCCCAGGACCACATAGGGCATGGGCGCGTCCTCGGGCACCTGGTCGTACACAGCCGCGCCCAGGCCCTCATCGGTGTTCAGGCGTTGGTAGATCGCCCGCTGGATCGCGGCCAGGGGCGACCGTGCGGTGATGCTCATGAGCCCGGTAGCTGGTCGCCGACGTGCTGACGCAGTCGGGTCGGAAAGTAGTCGCGTTCCAGCTCGGCCGCCGGCTGCGCGAACGGCTGGGCGGGCATCTTCGAGGTGCCGAACTCGACGAACGCCCCGTAGTGCACACCCGATCCTTGGGTGCCGATGTCAGCGGTCAGCGCTTCACGATCGACGTCCGACCCGATCGACTCCTCGAGCGTTCCGGAGTCGACGGGCACGAAGTTCTTCATCATCCCCTCGACCGACTTCGCCGACTCTTGGACGGCGTCGGCCGCGCCCTGGCGTACCTGGTCGGGGAGCTGTCCGAGCTGGGCGCGAAGCCCGTCGAGGCCCTCGAGTTGGACGTTCATGCGGGCCTTACCCATCGGGGCGCCCTCCTTCGGTCTGGATGTGTTCGCAGTCCGCGCGCCGGTACACGCCCGGCTCGGACGGCACCACCACGGCGGCCACCCGGTAGACNTCGCCGCGGTGAACGTCGGTGCCGTCCGCGAAGTAGATACGGGCGTCGAGCGAAGCCCCCGCCTGTTCGGCCACGATCCGCTCGGACGCCGAGGGCTGGGACAGGCGCGCTTTGCGCGCGCCCTTGGGGACCCAGTCGACGATCCATCCGCCGGACCCGGTCTCGGTGCGCTCCTCGCGCCACAGGTGAACGGTCCGGTTCAACAGGTGCCCGATCACGGCCCGACCCCCTTGGGCTTGGCGCGGTAGCGGCCGAGTAGGCCCCGTTCGTACTCGGTGAGCTGGATACGCCCGGCGGGCGCCGAGGTCGTGCCGAACGAGCGGGAATAGTCGCCGATCGACTCCTGACTGAGTTGTCTCGGGTTCACCCACACGCGCGCGGCGGCCTGCACGGTCACCGCACGCACGATCTCGGGCACCTTGGCGCGGCCGTGGCTGTAGACCACGGCCACCGACCGGGGCAGGGGCGACCACGTTCGCCGGAGCCTGGTCATCACCCCCGACGCCGACCACACGTAGTCGGCCCCCTCGGTCAGCTCCTGGTCGTTCTCCACGACCGAGGACACGCCGGTCACGGGCGTCTCGGGCAGCAACAGGACCGGCGTCCCGCCACCGTCCAGGGTCACCTCGGTGTCGTCGTTGGCGAGGATCTCCTGGCGGACCTCGGCGCGCACGGTGGCCTCGGCCAGGCCCAGGAGGAACTCGGCCGCGTCCTCGTCGACCTCGTCGAGGCGTAGGAGCTTGCGCAGCTCCTTGGGAGTGGCGAACGCGGCCACGGCCACCACCCCCTATGTCTCGTCGTCGGCGGCCTTGGTCTTCGACCTCGGGCGGGTCCGGGCCGGCGGTGCGGTGGCTGTGCGGCGGGTCCTCGCCGGCGGCGCGAAGGGCTCGGCCGATTCGGCGTGGCCGGCGGCGATCCAGGCGCGCCCGAGCTGNGGTTGCCGCGGCCGTCAGCGAGGCCGGTCACGGCGGTAACGCGAATGCGCATCAGTCACCACCCCCGGCGAGGTATCCGGCGCCGCGAAGAGACGCCAGGAGCGCGTTCAGGGTCGAGGCCACGGCGGCGTCGGTGTCCTCCTCCTCGACGTCGGCGACCGCTTCGGCTGTGGGCAGGTCGCCGGCCGAGTGGGTGTGGTTCCCGGCCGCGGCCGTGTTGGCGCCGGTGCCGAGCTGCACGCCGATCGTCTGGGTCTCGGCGTCGTAGGTCGCCGGGGCCTCGGCGTTCAGGTCCACGGTCCCGCCCCCTCCGAGGTCGGAGACCGACACGGGCACCGGGTCGCCGGATGCGTCGAGGGCGTGCATCAACTGGCGGCCGACTGTCTGGTTGCCCATCCGTCGTCACCCCCGCCGCCGTTGCCGTTGTCGGCGGTCTCGAGGATGCGCAGCGCCTGCGGGCGAACCACGTCGCCACCGACGCGGTAGCGGACCTTGAAGCCCAGCATCCCGTCTTCGGCGTACAGCTCCTCGAGGCGCTTCAGGGTCATGCCCTGCCGGTCGTAGATGCGGTATCCGGCCTGGAAGTCACCGAAGGCCGCGATCCGGGCGCCGGCCGCGATGCTCGCGATGTCCTCCTGGTTGTGGATCGCATAGCCCAGGAAGGTGTTCGGGCGCCCGGCCTGAACGCTGGGCTGCCAGTAGTAGGCGCCGCTCGCGGTCTTCAGGGTCGAGATGAACAGCTCGGTGCCCGAGGGCAGCACGAACGCACCATTGCGCCGGTACTGCGCCGGGGTCGCGTAGATGAGCGCCTTCATGTCGTCGAGCAGGGCGACGCCCTCGCTGGCGCCGGAGTAGTCCGGGCTCGATCCGGTGACTGTGGGAACCCCGCCGTCCGAGGTCATGAACCCGACCGGCTCGTGGTCCTCGCGGCCCCCGCCGACCGTGAAACCGGTGTCCTCGGCCTCGGCGATCGCCCGCGCGAAGCTGTCGCTGATGAACGCCTCGAGGTTCACATCGGTGTCGTCGAACTCGTCTTCACCGACCTTCGCGAGCCCGTACAGGTCCTCGACGTAGGTGTACTCCTCGCGCGGGGTGTCCGGCATGGAGTCGGTCAGGGACTGGTCGCCGGTCTCGAGCTTGCCCCAGCCCACGGACACCTCGTCGAGGGACCGGCGCCGGACGCGGTTGGTGCCGATCGGCCGGGTGTTGGCCAGGGGGCGGATGACGGTCAGACCGGGCAGGGAGCGCAGGATCTCGCTTTCCAGCTCCTCGGGGACGATGATCATCCCGGCCTCGTCCTGCACGAGGGCGCGCTGTTCGGGCGCCATCCGTGCCGGCCCCATCCGAAGGGCCTGAACGAAGGCGCGCCGCACCTGCGAACGCCGGTCGGGCTCGGAGTTGCCGGGGTTGGAGGTGTCGCCCAGCGAACGGGCCTGGTCGGCCTCGCGGGCCTCCTGGGCTTCCTGGCGCTCGATCCGCTCGGACAGCTCGCGGAACTCCGACTCGTGCCGGTCGTAGCTCTCGCGCTCCTGGGCTTCCAGGTTGCGGTTCGCCTTCTCGGCGGTCTCGGTGATCTCCCGGAGCGACTCGACGACCCGGGCGCGCTGCTGACGCAGCTCCACACTCGTAGGCATGGCGGATTCCTTCCTTGTGGTTCCCGGGGCGTGCCGGGCATGAAAAAGGCACCCTCGACGGGGTGCCGGTCGGTGCGTTGATCAGAGTCGGGACAGCAGCTCGGCCTCGCGGAGCCGGTGCCGCGCGCGCTCGACCGAATAGCCGGGGTCGGGCGGCGTGATGCGGTTCGCGGCGGCGGCGCGCAGCTCGGCCGAGGTCTGCGAGAACGCCGGGTAGGTCACAACGGACACGTCGCCGCCGTCGAGGTCGATCCCGTACACCTCGTGCGTGGTGCCGTCCCAGCCGTCCGCGGTGATCCAGAACCCGAACGACATCTGTGTGATGTCGCGCCGTTCCAGCAGCTCGGCCAAGTCCCGCGCATAGCTGACGTTCGCCATGTCGGCCTCGACGGTGACCCCGCCGTTGTCCTCGGACAGCCGGAGCGTGCCCGAGGAGGTGCGGCCGAGCAGGTAATTCGGATCGTGGTTGAGCAGGAACCGCACATCAGGCGCGTCGGTCAGAGTGCGCGTGGCCGCGCCGGGCATGATCCGCTCGCGCCAACCGCCCATGTCCTCGGACAACTGGTCGTACACGATCGCCCGGCCGGCGAAGGACAGCCGCTCGGCGTCGTCGCTCGCGGCCCGTACCTGGATGTCGGTCAGCCCGAACGCGCGCCGCTCCATCGTCGGCATCGGTGGTCTCTCCTCTACATGTTGATCTGTAGGACGCACGAACAGCCGGCGATCTCGTCGACGCCCAGACGGTGATCGTGCGGCCACCGGCCGCGCCGTCCGCCAACGTCGAAGTCGTCACCGATCGGCACGGTTTGACCGTCAGCCGAAGCGTGCGAAGGGCGCGGGTCGGCCGAGGTGACGACCCATGTCTTGGTGCGTGCGCCGGTCTGGGACGCGGCCTCGTTCGTAGCGAAGGCGTTCGCCCACGCGACCCGAGCTGCGGCCAGATCGTCGGCGCGGTTGGCCATCGACGCCACGACGTTGCGGATGATGTTCCGAGCGGATGTGCCCTCGGCGATCCCGGCGTTGAGCACGTTCGCGATGACCGAGGCCGTCGAGCGGTTGATGTTGAGCGCGCTCGCGTCAGCGTTCTCTCGGATCAGCGCGAGCGTGCGGGCGACGTCGTAGTACCCGCCCAGCTCCTCGGCGCGCTGTCGGCCGATCTCCTCGGTCGTGGCCTCGGACAACCGGGCCAACTCATCCCGCATGCGCCGGTTCGAGGTGTCGCTGGTCAGTTCGGCCTCGAGGTCCTCCTGCGTCAGGTCACGACGGGCGGACCGCTCGGCCTGGGCGTTGATCAGGTCGGCGATCTCGTCGACCTGTTCGAGTAGGACGGCGCTGATCGCGTCGGCGTGCCGTCGTACCCAGGGGGCGTGTTCCTCCTCGGGCGGCCGGGCGCGCCTCTGGCGCGAGCGCATGCCGATCTCTCCCGAGGGGCGCGGCGCCGGTTCACCGGCGGGAACCATGTTGAGCGGCTGAAGGTAGACGTCGCCCTCGGGGCCGAGCGGCTCCTGGTCTTCGAGGCGGCGCACGTCGTTCGTCGACAGCCATCCCCACTGGCGGCCTTGGGCGTAAGCCTGGTACCGGGCGGTGATATCACCCCTGACCAAGGCGTTGGGATTGAACTTCAGGTACTGCCGATCGCCCAGGAGTTTGACCGCGGTCGCCTTCTCGAGCCTGGTCAGATACGACATCAGCGAGTAGATCACGTACCCGAGGGACTGCTGCTCGATCCCCGAACCCCACGATGTCGACCTGTCGACGTCGCCGATCATGTGCGGCGGCACCCCGTAGATGCCCGCGATATCGGTCCGCGTCAGCCGGTAGGTATCCAGGAACGCAGCATCAACCGGGCTGAGTGTGGTCGTCTCCCACTTCGCGCCGCCCTCGAGCAACGCGAGCCGGTGTGCCTTGTCGAACCCCTCGTGCAGGCTGCGCCACTGGGCGGTCAGCCGGTCGTACTGGGTATCGGTCAGCTCGCCCTCGACCGAGACGACGCCGCCCGGCGAGGCGTCCCGGGCGAAGAACCCGCCCACGTAGCGCATGGCGGCATAGGACGTACCGACCTGTTCGCGCGCCATGCCCACAGGGGACAGGCCCTCGGGACCCATGCCGAAGGCACGGAAGTGCAGCATGTTCTCGGCGCGCACCAGGCCCCGCCCGTTCGGCAGGGGCACGTAGTCAACGAGCTGGTCGGACTGCACGTCGTACACCAGCCGACCCGAGTCGGCGCGGCGCACGTCGACGGCTATCGGGGACACCGGCCAGAGCCCCACAGGGGCGCCGGCGGCGTTGCGTTCGATGAAGGCGTAGGCGTTGCCCCGGATGCCCATCCAGGCGACCATCGTGCGCCAGAACTCCGAGGCGTCCATGTCCGGGTTCGGGACCTGCGTCAGCAGCCGTTCGACCGGGTGTCCGTCGAGCCGTCGACGGCCGTTCGTGGTGCGTTCGTACAGGGCCACGGGCAGCATGGCGGCCGACTCCGAGAGCAGGCGCACGCACGAGTACACCGCGGCGATCTGTAGCGCCCGCTCGGGCGTGACGGACACCTCCGAGGCCGTCGAGCGTCCGCCGAGGAACGGCAACGCCTTACGGTGGCGCTCCTGACGGTCACCACCGAACATCCGGCGAAAGATCGGCATCAGCTCGACACCTCCACTCGGACATTCCCAGCAACGAGCAGAGTCGCGCCCAAGGCGAGGAGGCCAGCGGTCACACCGAGCGTGAACGCCGCGGCGACCAGGCATCCGGCCCCGCCGATCTCACACCAGGTCTGGACAACGTCGACACGGCGTGCGCGACCACGAGGCCACAGGCCGGACACGGCCACGGCGGCGCGGCGCCACCACGGGGACGCTGTCGAGGGGTCGGACATGGGTCAGGCTCCAATCACACGGATTCGCGGCTCGGGCCGCTGCTCGGTCTGGCCGGAGCGCAACAGGTGCTGTGACAAGGCGTTGAGCGTGGCGGGAAACCCGTCGATCCGCTTCGCCGAGGTCGCACGGTTGGGCTTGACGGGCTTGATGTTCTCCGAGTCGTCTTGGCGGATCTCGACACAGTCAGCCATCCAGCGCATGAGCGGGTGCCCGCCATGGTTCACCCGACCAGCGAGCAACAGCCGCTCGAGTTCCTTCGCCGGCGGGCTCATCCCGGCGTAGCCCTGGCCGACCGGCTCGACGTGCACACCGGCGTCCCGCAGTTCCAGAACGGTCTCGGTGGCGTTCCACCGGTCGTAGCCCAGGGCCTTGACGTCGAACCGCTCGCCGAGCATGCCCAGGGCGAACTCGCGCACGGCGCGGTAGTCGACCACGTTCCCCTCGGTCAGCCGCAACAAGGGGCCGATCGGTCCCGCCGTCTTCGCCCACTGGTCGAGGGGCACCTTCGTTCGCCGCTGCACATCTTGAAGGTTGTCCTCGGGCAACCAGAAGAACGGCAACAACACGTGCTCGCCGGTGTCGGGGTCCTCCTCGGGCGGGAACCACAACACGAGCGACGTTAGGTCCGAGGTCGACGACAGGTCGAGCCCGGCGTAACACGTGCGTCCGGCGAGCGCGTCGACGTCGACCAGGCCCCCGCCCTGGTCCCAGACTTCGAGCGGAATCCAGCGCACCGTCTGCTTGGTGCGCACGTTCAGGTGAAGGCGTAGGTACCGGTTCAACTGGGCGGGCGAGCGTTCGGCCTCGGCCGCCTTGGCCGTGAGGTAGTCCGACATCACGGTCACCCCATAGCCGGGGTTCGCCCGCTTCAGGGTCTCCTCGGTGAAGGCGTCGAAGTTCTCGGCGGTGTCGTCGACACCGAACACCACACCCCACGTCGTCGGGTCGGCGGAGTGGCCGGCGGCGAGGTTCTCGACGTCCTCGCGCTTGGTGTTATAGACCGTGTCCCCGGCGCCGTCGTCGGCCGTGGTGATGAACACGATCAGCGGCTGTTCCCGCGCGCCGGTGCCGGTCTCCAACGCGTCGATGACGTCCGGGTTCCGGTGGACGTGAACCTCGTCGATCACGCCACCGTGCACGTTCAGACCGTGCGAGCGCAGACCCTCCGACGACAGCGCGCGAAAGATCGCGTGCGTCTGCGGGTGCTCGAGTAGCTTCTTCTGAATGCCGCGCTTACCGAGCTTGCGGGCGAGGGGCTTGCACTCGCGCGCCATGTTCGCCGCAGCCCGAAAGACGATGTTCGCCTGATCCCGGTCGCCGGCGGCGGCGTAGACCTCGGCGCCCGGCTCGCGATCGGCCGCGAACAGGTACAGCGCCAGCCCCGAACACAAGGTGCTCTTGCCGTTCTTGCGCGGGATCTCGAACCACACCGTGCGGATCACCCGGCGCCCGTCCGGGTGCTTCAACCCGAACACCGGCGCGATCAAGTACTTGACCTGCCAGTCCTGCAACACGAACGCATGACCGGCGTGACGGCCGATCAACTGACGCAACATGGCGAAGAACTTCAGGACCCGCTCGACGGCCTGCCGGTCGAACCACACACCGGGCGCCCGGTAGGGGAGCGGCGTCGTGATGTGCGGCCGGTGACCCCACTCGGACAACCACGGCGAGGGCTCCACAAGCCCCTCGTCGACCCATCCGGCGATCGCCTCGACGATCTCGCCCCAGAGGGCCGACTCAGTCGAGTACGTCCTGGTCGTCGTCATCCTCGCCCCCGTCCGGCTTCACCGATCGAAGACGCGAGTTCGGGCTGGTGAACAGCTCCTTGGACAGGGTCGCAACCACGGTCGCCGTCTCCCTCCACTGCTGCCACGCCGGGTGTTTGCGCTCGGCACCCCGGTGACCAACCACGGTCAACCCGTCAGCCTGAATCGCCCGCTCGGCGTCGACGAACTTCGACCAGGCCGAGCAGTACGTAGCCAGAACCGCCCGGTCAACGCGCGACAGCACGCCGAGCCGATCCAGCTCGGGCACGACCCGCTTCCATTCAGCCTTAGCCTCGCGGTCGAGCCACGACGGGGGAGACGGCGCGGACGGCGGCGCCTTCACCCGAGGAACCGCCGGAGCCATCCCGCGCAGCGCGCGAACGTTGTCCGGCGCAGCAACAGGGCCCCTCTCTCCCATGTCTTACCCCCTGAGAATATAAAGGTTGACTTCAATGGTAAAATAATCAACCCAAGACCAACAGGGCAAGGAATTAATGTCCAGGCGAACCAAAAAGATAGCTATCATAGCTGCACTTATTTGTGTTGCACTTATGGCCATGATTGCAGGCCGCAACTATGCAACTGGGGCGCGGATCAACTTCGGGCAAGTCGTTCATGTGATGGAGCCTGGAGAGTATGCCAGCTACCACGTGGCACCCAATTCTTACATGCCATCAAACTATGTCCGAATCGATTCCATGACCTGGTTTTCTTGGAGTGAAGAGTCAGCATGGGGAATCGGAAAAATATCTGCAGCCTGGCCAGATGGGACAGCAGGCGACCAAGGGTGGGCGCGGATTGATGTTTCTTGCCCCTTAAAGGGGGGAGGCGAATTGTATTTTAGTGAATACAATATCGACTGGATCGACGGCGACGATAGTCTAAACATTGACGGGTGGGAAGGCGGTAACGTCAAGGTCGTAGACGGTGAATGCGTGGAGTGACCTCCGGCTCCACCGGACTATGGCAGATGGAGCCGGAGGCCAGATGGCTAAGTAATGGGCTCTTCCCAGGCTGCTGCCCAGGTCTGTTCGCCCACGATGCCGTCCGCCGTCAGCCCCTTCTCTTCCTGGAAGTCGGTGCAGACCGTCTCCGACTGGGGCCCATAGACCCCGTCGACACCGATGTTCCATCCACGGGCCAGCATCCTGTTCTGCCACGTGGTCACGCTTGAGTGGACTGTTTCCGGCGGATAGCTGAACTCGATCCCCGGCCAAGCCGGTGCAGGGCTCCCATCCGGAGGGCCGGGCGTGATGGGCTCTTCCCACGCCGCGACCCAGGTCTGTTCACCAACGATTCCATCGACCGTCAGGCCTTTTTCCTCTTGGAACTGGGAACAGACGAGCTCTGAGTAGTCGCCGTACACCCCATCGACTTCGATGTTCCACCCGCGCTCCTGCATACGCGCCTGCCAAGTCAGGACAGACTGGTGCTCGGTGGGGTTCGTGAACAGCACGCCAGGCCATGTGGGGGCCTCGTCGCCGTCACCGCCTCCGGGCGGCGTTGGCCCGGGCGGCGGCCGGTCGTCAGGAGGGCTTCCCGGTTCGAGGTGCCCGCCCTGGACATATTCGTACAGACGCCCTGGGCATTCGGTGCTGAACAGGTCCCGGTGCCCAACGATTTCAGGTCCCGCGTTGTCCCACTCCCGCATGTACTCGATCAGACGCTGGATCTCGTCCACCATCTCGTTCGACACCGGGTCGGGAAGGCCCATCATCCCTAGAATCGCGTAATAGTTCTGATTTCCCTCGTCAGTTCCGTTCGCCCCGGACCGAACAAGGCCGCCGCGCCCGAAGAACGTGTAGCCGTGGACGCAGACGATGTGGTTATACGCGATATCATCGTATGGCGGCAGCGTGAAGAACATGTGCTGACGCTGGATCCCTCGAACGCGCGCAGCACAACTTGAATGATTCGCATCAATGCTGGAACTCGCGCCAACGTGATGGATCGCGATTCCGCCGTTCTCGGGCGTGATATCGTGACTCCGCTCGCGATGCTCCATCGCCCCCAGTCATCGCGGTTAATCCAATTTACCATTCAGTTCCTCTCTGCCGAGAATTTGGCTATTTGACTGTATTGGTCGCAGGCTCTCACGAGAGCGTCCGTGATGAAACCCCCCGAAACCCTCCGTCACGTGCGCTCGCCCACCCCGCGCGTTCTGAGCGCCCTCATGGGCTGGACTTTTGGCCCGCCCCCGGTCACCGAGAGTCGCCGCGCGCCGCGCGGGTTCGGTCGACGATGAACCATTCCTCGATCAGCTCTTGCCACTTCGCCGGACGATCGGCCGCGCTCGCGCGTCGCTTGCACTCGTCGGCGTCGACGTCGAGTCGCATCACGCGAGCGCCAGGAACAGCGTCGGCGTCGGCGTGCCTCGTCGTCACGATCCACACGTGCCGGGCGGGATGGGAGCGGGCGAGCCGTCGTATGAGCGCGTCGCGTGCTTCGTTGGCGAAGGCCACGACGTGTCGGCTGTGCCCGTGTGTGGCCGGCGGTGTGGCCTCGGTCGAGGGTGGCCGGACCCGGGGTCCTCGGTGTGAGGGGGGGTCTGTTCAGGGTGGGGGGCCTGGCAGGGGTAGGGGGGTCGCTGGTATGGGGGGACTTGGCGGGGTGTGGGGTGAGGGCCTGGGCGAGGGCGTCGAGGTCAATCACGATGTCCCGGGCGGGGTTGGCGAGGGTGTGCGCGGTGCTGGTCTTGCCCGAGCAGGGCGGGCCGAGGATGACGGTCACGGTGTCGCGCCCGGGTGCGTTCAGGGTCTCGGTGGCAGTCTTGGCGTCGTGGCACCGGCGGGTCATTGCCTGGCAGTTGGTGCGGTCGAAGGCCAGGCGTTCGTTGCCGCGGTGCGGAGTGATGTGGTCGACGACGGTCGGAGGGGCGCCGCATCCGCACGCGCAGACGGGTTCCTCGGACAGCACGCGGTCGCGTAGGGCGTGCCACCGGGGGTCGTTGTAGATCCACTTCCACTCGGTGCGGTGCGCGTCGTTGGTGCCTTGTCGGCAGGTGCGGCACCGGCCGGGCCGGTCGACCAGGGTTCGGCAAGTGGGGTTCGTACAGCGGGACGGCGGGCGCTTGGGCATGGTTCCCTTCTGGCCGGAATGGGCCACTTGGCCGGATGTGGTCGTGATGTGCGCCTACCGTGGCGAGTCCATCCCCTGATCTTTTGGAGTGCGCACCATGCGTATGTCGTTGGCTGTTGCTGCCGTGTCCGCTGCGGCTGGGCTCNCGAGGATGCCGAGGCGTCCGACGTGCCCGAGGGGTACGGGGCCGTCGTTGAGTTCGTCGAGGAGCAGTCCGAGGCGACCGGGGCGGTCGTCGACTACGACGCCGAGGCGGGCACCGATGCCGAGCTTCAGGGGCTCCTCGAGGAGGTCGAGGAGATCAACGACGGTTGGGGCAGCGACGATTGGCCGGACGTGAGCGCGGATGCCTCGGACGGGGTCGAGGTCGCCCAGGTCGCGAGCGACCTCGAAGACCATTCCGGCTGGTTGGCGCACGTGATGCTCGACCCGGCCGAGACTCTGGAGTCTGACGACCTCGAGGCGGCGCGCGAGTCGGTCGAGGCGGCCGAGGACCTGTTGGACCGGCTGTAAGTGGAAGGGGTGCCCGCCCTCGACGCCGAGGACCCCCCAGCCTGGCGGAGGGCGGGCACGTTCAGGGGCCGACCCGTTCGGGGGTCGGCCAGTTCATCAGGTCTTCGATCGCCGCGGCCGCCTGTTGTGGGACGACGCCGTTTCCGAGGATCTCCCGACGTTTCGTGTGCGGAAGGTCGGGGACGTCGGCGATCCAGCCGGCGGGAAGCCCCATAAGCCATTCCACGAATGGAATGCTGATGCGGGGGCCTCGCGGACCGATGTCAGCGGGGAACGGGGCTGGTCGCCCTAGGGTTTGCTCCCAGCATCTGATGTGCGGTGAGAACCGCCCCCAAAGGGCGGAATCAGGCCGTCCTCGGCCGCTTGGTCGAGGATCGCCCGTACCTGGTGGCAGGTCTTCACCTGAAGGTTGCGGGAACGACGGTCGGTCTCGGTCGGTCCCCAACCCTCGTCGGACGCGCAGGGCGTCGCGAGCAACGATGAAGGTTCGGGCGCGTTGGTGGGGCGCGCCAACGTCGGAGGCGCGCAGAACCCGCCATCGTGCCAAAAACCCATGCTCGGCCAGACCTTGAACGACGGCTCGCATGGCGTTGCCTTGGTTGGCGGTGAGCAGGCCGCGCACATTCTCGAGGATGAGCAAGGCGGGTCGCTGGGGCATCTGTCGGACGCCGTCGAGGATGTCATGGATCAGCCACCGTTCGTCGTTGGTGCCGCGGTGGCGACCGGAGAACGATACGGGCTGACACGGGAACCCGGCGGCGACGATGTCCACGGGCGGCAGGTTTGGCCAGTCGATCGACTTCAGGTCGCCGATGTTGGGGACCGTGGGCAGGTTGTGCGCGAGGACTTTCGAGGGTCCCGGGGCGGGGTCGGCGACCCATTCGAGGCGGGCGCCGAAGACGTCTTCAACCGCGAGGTCGAGTCCGCCGTATCCGGTGCACAAACTGCCGAGACGTGGTGGCGGGTGGCGTGGCTGTTGGTGTGGCTGTGTAGGCACTGGGGCCTTTCACTCGACACGGGGAACGTGAGAGTGAGGGGTGCCTGGTCGCCGTCCCCGAACGTGCGGCGCCAAGAGATCGAAGACGGAGGGTTCGGGGAAGCGTGCATCGAGGGCGAGTGGTATGCGAGTGGGGGCGTCCTCGCCTCACGCGAGAACACCCCTTCTACTGGGATGGTTCAGTCGATTGGAGCATCCCAGGACGCTGCCCAGGTTTCAGGGCCAACGATCCCATCGACCATGAGCCCCTTCTCTTCCTGGAACGCCAGGCACACGGCTTGGGACTGAGCCCCGTACACACCGTCGACCGCGCCGATGTTCCACCCGCGGTGAGCCATCTGGCTTTGCCAGACGGACACACTGGTGCGCGTGGTCACGATCGGGTAGGAGCGGGAGATGTCAGGGTGCAGGCTCGCCGGCTCGTAACGGAAGTAGAGTCCGGGCCAGGTCCAGTCCACGGGCTCGGTGACGGGTTCGGTCCAGGCAGCGTTCCACGTCTGCTCGCCGACAATCCCATCCACATCCAACGCCTTCTCAGCCTGAAACAGGCGACACGCGAGCTGGCTCCGGTTGCCGTACACACCGTCGACGTCGAGCCGCCAACCACGCGTGACCATCTGTTCCTGCCACACCTGCACGGAGGCGTGTTCGGTCGGAGGCGGGTTCGTGAACTCCACACCGGGCCACTCGGGAGGCTCGGCTGTCTGTGCGACTCTGATGTGTGCATCTGATTCGGCGGCGGTCTCGGCGGTGGTGCTCTCCGGCTGGAAGGACCCGTCTTCGACGTAGGGGCGCAGGTTTCCCGGGCACAAGGTGTCGTTCTCAGGGATGTCACCGTGCCCGATGATGTCGCTAGCGTTTGCGCCCAGCCCTTCAAGGTGGGCGATGACGCGGCGAACCGCAGACACCAGCGGCGGTGTGGTGCCAGGGATGAGGACGGGTCCGTCCAGGACACCAGTCAGACCGCAGATCGCGTAGTAGGTGGCATTGCCGAAGTCGGTGCCATTCGCGCCGGATTGGTACTGGTATCCGCGTCCGATGTAGATGTAACCGTGTCGACAGACGAGGTAGTTGTACGCGATGTCGTCGTAGTCGCCGTTCAGGTGCTCTTCCTGGATGCCACGCACGTAGGCGTCACAGTTGCGGTGCAGGATGGGAACGGGCCAAATCGAGCCCGTGTAGTGGATCGCGATGCCCGGCGACCCCTCGATGGGACCGTTGCCGGCCGGGTCTCCGTCTGGGTCAGCGCCCCAGCCCTGGCGCGTGACGACGTCCTCCCCGGTGATCTCATCAGCCTGGGTGGATAGGTTCAAAGCAATCCTCCAAATCATCGAACACGCTGGTCTGTTATCTGAGATTCGATCAGTTGAAAGGGTGGTCCCTCATCAAGGGCTTTATCTCTGGCTTCGCCACTGGCGCTCTGACGCTGCTGCTCGCAGGCGGCATCGCGATCTACGCCTCCCCCTCTGAGACTGAGGATGCACAAAGAGCCACAGGGGCTGACGCGTTGCACTTCGGTGATTTCTTCGACTACCGGACGGACTCGATGGGGCGGGGGGAAGCGGTGTCGTACACGGTGACGTCAGTACGGTTGAGGGACGCGCAAGAGGGGCAGGCCCACGCCTTCGACTTCACTCTAGGAATCGTCAACAACTCTGAGGGGCACATAGAGGGTCAGTACCCGCACGTCTATTGCGAACACGAGGACGAAAGTCACTTGGTCTTGAATCGAGAGATGGCCCGAGGAGGCGACTACCCCGCAGGTCTGGAACCACAGGTAGGAACTCTCGGACTGACCATGGATCTCACCTGCGAATTCTCCGAATCTATCCACCCGGAAGAACTCGCCATCACTTTGGCACGCGAAGACGGAGAAGCGACGTTCGTCGACCCCATGAGCGTGGTGGATCGAATGAAGTGGCGCCACACCTTCGGCGAGTGATCAGCTGCCTGCCACTTGGCGCGGAACACAGCAAAACCCGGGGCCTCATGGCTCCGGGTTTTGGGTACAGGTGCTCTACGGCATCTCCAGTGTGACACGCGGGGAGTGCGGTGTGCAAGCGCAGGTGGGGCGTCTCGTCGGGAGAGACGCCCCACCTGCGTCAAGACGCGGTCTGTCGCGTGTCGACGTCGAGCAGGCGGCACACCTCGGCGACCCGGTAGAGCGGGCGGCTGGCGTCAGGGTCGACGGGGGCGAGTCGGCCACGTCGGCGCCACTGGCGCACACGTGCGGCCGAGATGTCCACGCCCAGGAACACCGACGCCGCACGCGCGGCGTCGACGGCGGGCAATACCTCCTCTGCGAGTTGCTGAAGCGCGTCGTAACGCCACTCGGCCGCGTCCACCACGCCGTCGCACCCATCACGCCTGCAACGCGCCTGTCGGACGCGCTCCCGCCCGTACAGTGCTTGCCCGCACTCTGGACACACGCCCAACAGGAGCGAGTTCGGACCACGGGCTGGGCCGTGAACCTGGTCGCGCGCCGCCTCGATGGCCGCACACACCTCGTCGACGCACACGCCGCCGTCCGGCCGGTGCCGGATCCGTTCGACCCGCGCGCCGAGCCAGGACGCCAACCCGGCCGCACCCGTGGCCGGCGGTGTGCCCAACAGGTCACCGGCCACGATCAACGCCCACGACGTCAACGTGGACAGCAGCGCATCGGCCACGATCGACGCGCCCACGTCGAACGGCAACGGTGCCTCGGCGTCTCGGCCGCCGTCCCGGCCGCCGCGTCGTCCCTGTCGAGTGAGGTCGGTCTGTAGCTCCTCGGCCAGGTCGGCGACGTCGCCCAGGGCCACGCTGAGCCGGTGCGTACACGTCGAGCAGACGAACGCCTCGGCGACGATCTCGCCGCACTCGGGCACAGTGCAGATTCCCCCGGTGCTCATCTGCGGGTACTCCTCGGTCGGTTGGTCGGGCACGGTCAGAACGGCGGCTCGTTGGCGAACGAAGACGGGGCGGCGCCCCACGGGTCGGGCTGCTGCGGGGGCGACGGGCGCGGCGGGTTGTCGCGGCGCGGCGGTCGGACCGGTCGGGCGATCTCGTACACGCGCAGTTCGGGGCCGGACCGCTTCTCGCCCTCGGGCGTCTCCCACTCCGAGGTTTTGATCTGTCCGCGCACGGTCACCTCGTCGCCCTGGCGAAGGTTGGCCTCGGCGACAGCCTCGGCCGTGCGGTCGAACGCCGACGCGCGGATGAAGAACCGGTCACCGTCGACCCACTGGCCGTTGTCGTCCTTGCGGGAGGTGTTCGCGGCCAAGCGGAAGTTCACGACCGGGGTTCCGCTCGGTAGGGCTCGCATATCGGGGTCGGCGACGAGCCGGAACGTGTGGTGAAGGGTGGGCAGGGCCATCGTCACTCCTTGGAATTGATCAGGTGGGCGAACGCGGTCGGCTGACGGCGGTCCTCGGTCTGGCGGTCGCGGGTCTCCTGCTCCCATCGGGCGCGCAGGGCGGCGAGCTGGCCGACGACCTCGGCCGGTCGCTCCTCGGTGCTGCTCGGGGCCGCGTCGGTGCTGTCGGGGCGTGCGAGGGCTTCGGCGACGGTGCGCGCGGGCGCGGCCGGGATGTGCCGGTCGGGGTCGCGGTCGACGGCGCTACGGACGTAGGCAGCCGGGTCCTTGACGGTGCGGCCGGACAGGATCACGCGGGAGACGGCTCGGGCGTGGTCGGCGGTGATGGTCCGGTGCGTGTGCGCTCGGAGCGCGACCATCGCGGCCGTGGCCGCGGGGTCGTCTTCGAGTGATCTCAGTTCCTCGTCGTCATCCGTCGCGGCATCAGCCACAGGCGGAGCCGGACGGTCCTCGCGCACGCGGGGATGATGAGGGATGTATGAGGGATGAAGGGATGGGTCATCATCCTGGGTGATCACCTTTTGGGGGTCAGATGATGACCTTTCCGCGTTCGGTGATGACCTTTCGGGCTCAGATGATGACCTTTCCACCCCCTCCTCCGTCGAAAGGTGATCATCTTGAGTGATGACCTTTTCGGCGCCGTCCTCGCCTGAAAGGTCATCATCCTGGGTGATCACCTTTTCGGGCTCGTCGGGCTCCTCTACCGACACGAGCGTCGGCATGAAGTAGACCGTCGCCTTGCCCCGCCCGGCCTTGCTGACGACCTCGAGCAACCCGCGCTCGGTCAGCGCCCGAAGCGTGCGCGTGGCTGTCGGCCGTGACCGACTGATGCGGTGCGCGAGTTCGTCGAGCGGGTGAAACCCGGTGCGAGTCCGGTCGTTGAGACGCTCGGCAACGGCGATGAGCGCGCGGTGCTGCACATCCGGCAACTCGCGGGGCGCGTGGTCGAGAACCTCGACCATCAGGCGCACGCTCATAGGTTCCTCGTTCTCTCTCGGGGCGGGGCGACCCCTGCGCGGGGTCGCCCCTGGTGAAGGCGGGTTACTGCTGTCGGGCGATCGCGGCGCGGTGCGCGGCGGCCTTCTCCTCGGTGACCGGCTCGGGCCAATGCGTGGCCCACTCGAGGAGGTCACCCAGCGGCACGTCGTCGGGCACAGCGGCGGCGAGCACGATCACCAGGGCGTACAACCTGCGTTGGTCGTGTTCGCCGACGGTGCGCCGGTGCAGGATGCGCCGGATCTCCCAGTAGTCCCGGCGCCGGACAGCGCCAGCCAGAGCGAGCGCATCAGGCACCGCGCGGTCGACCAGGTCGGCGTCGGTCATGACTCCTCGCACAGCGGCCAGACCTCGAGCACCCGCGCAGCCGTGAACCCCTCGCCGAGGGCCTTGTGCGCATTGTCGGCGAGCATGGCGGCGGCGCGGCGCGCGTCCTCCTCGGACGGGCGGTCGGCCGTCAGCGCGAGCCACTTCATGAGCTGGTTGAAAGAGATCGCCTCGGACTCGGTCACTGGTCATCACCACCGATCAGCCCGGCGGCGTAACGGATGTCGCCCTCGGCCTGGGCACGGTCGGCGTCGCCGGTGATGGTGCCCTCGGCGGTCCGCTTGCTCCACAGCGCACGCTGTGCACGCCGCAAATGGTGCTCGTCGTCGCCCGTGGCGATCTCCATCAGCACCGGCCGGATCTTGACCACGTGCGCAACCTCGTCGTCGGAGTCGCCACGTTCGGCGTGCTCGACCACGGACAGCTCGACCAGCGCGATCACGCGGGTTCCGAGAGAGGCGGCCAGCAGCTCGTCGGCGTGCGGTTCGAGCGCCTTTGTGATGGGCGCGTTCAGCTTGGGGTCGATCTTGATTTCCGTCATGGCGGTGTTCCTCCTCGGGGGTTCAGTGGGCGAGAACGTGGGCGTGCGGCCAGTCGACGCCGGACAGGGCGCGGCGCTGGGCGTCGGTGGCGCCGGTCTCCTCGGCGAGCCAGACGGCGCCCAGGTGGGCGAGCGCCAGGGCGTCGGCCTCGTCGCTGCTGCGGATCACGGTGGTCGGGTACCGGTCGCACATGGCATCGATGACCTGTTGCTTGTTGGCGTGGCCGTGGCCGGCGGCCCAGAGCTTGACCGACGAGGGCGGGGCGACGGCGACGGGGATGCGGGCCGCTTCGATGGCGTCCCGGACCATCCACCACAGGCCGCCGCGCTCGTGCGCTTTCCCGTGTTTGGAGCCATGGGACGGTCCTTCGATCACGGCCAGGTCGTACTCGCCGAGCAGCGAGCCGACCTTGGCGACGATGTAGCGCAGACGGTCGAGACCGCGCATGTTCCGGTCGGGCGAGCCGGGGGCGTCGGGGCGGATGCGTGTGCACCATCCGAGCGAGGAGGCGACGCCGGTCGAGGTCAGCGACAGGTCGAGTCCGAGGGCGCGCGGGCGAAGGCTGGTCGTCATCGGATTTCCTCCTGGATCACGGCCGGAACGGGCTTGATCGGCCAATGGGGGTCGACGACGGTCGTCGGGTCCTTGCGGCGTAGGTAGCGCTGGAGACTTGCGGACTGCTCGGCCCTCCATTGGCGTTGCATGTCGTGCAATTCATCGGGCATGCGTCGCGCCAGGGCCGGATACTTGACCGCGATCCGGTAGGCCACGCGCGCGGCGGCGAGACTGTCAGCGGCCGACCCGTGCGCGTCCTCGTCGGTCAGTTCGGCCCCGTAGTGCGCGGCGATCGCGGTCAGCTTGCGCGAGCCCTTCCGGAACGGGTCGGCGTTCTTGTCGAGCACGAGCGGATCGACGAACGGCCGAAGCCTCGCGAGCTGGTCGGCGAGGCCGTCATGGCCGTGACGCACACATTCGCGATGCAACAGCGTCAGGTCATAAGCCGCGTTGAACGCCACGAACACCGGGGCCGTCGCCTCACTCGCCCAGGACACGAGGTCACCGGCGATCTCGCGCACGGCCGAGCGCGCGTCTTGGCCTCGCTCGCTTGCGTGCTCGGTCGTGATCCCGTGGATCTCGGACGCGCCTTCAGGGATCGGGATACCGGGATTCACCAGCCACCCACAGTGGCGTTTGAAGCCTTCGGCCGGCCGGATGATCCAGCGCGAGGCGGTCACGATCCGGTCAGTCTCGACGTCGACCCCGGTCGTCTCGAGGTCCCAACTGATCAGAGTCCCGTCGTGGTGCCATGTCACAGGCTTGCCTCCTGTGCGAGGGCTTCGAGCCGGGACACCCGGGCGGACAACTGGGTCAGCGCGGATTCCCCGTCTTCGCCCAGGTCTCGGGCAGGCGCAGGGGGCGTGTTCTGGGCGAGATCAAGCACTTCGTCGCGCTCTTGAATCGCCTGGTCGAGTTGACGCTTCATCCGATTGCGCGCGATCACGCGCAGCTCGGCGCGCGACTGCCAACGGCGAGCGCGCTCGCGCGCGGACTGCCAGGCGCTCCGGTGCCGATCACGGTCGACGGCCAGGGCCTCGAACCGGTCGACGATGTCGGAGAAGAACGCCCGGTGTTCGTCGTTCAGGTCGTCACGCTGGGAGAGCGCGGCCCGGATGTCGTCGATGACGTCGCCGCTGCGGTCGGGCAACTGGTTGTCGTCGGTGTGGGTCATACGTTCCTCTCGGGGAGTAGGCCGGGGCGCTCGTCGCTCCCCGGCCGAGGGATCAGAACGGGACGGTGTCGCCGTTGGCGTCGTCCTGGGTGGCGGCCTTGTCCTTCAGGGCGTCAAGGGTCGGCGTCGTCGAGGCCGGGGCGGCGGTGCCCTCCTTCAGAGCGCCGAGGAACTCGCGCAGGCGTGCAGCGCTCGCGTCATCGACCAGTTCGCCGCCGTTGCGCGCCGCGTAGGCGTCCATCAGGTCCGAGGTCGACCACCCATCAGGGGCGGCTGCGACGCACTGCATCCACAAGGCGTCGGCGTCGCCGTCGTCCTCCTGGGCTTCCGGCGCCGGCGGCGCGGTGACGGCTGGGGTCTGCGCGGTGGTGATCTGCTCGGCCCGCTGTTTCATGGCATCGGCCAACCCGGACGGCGCCCCAGCCTCGCGGGCTTGGGTGTACAGCTCGCGCAGTTCGTCGAGCGATCCGGCCTGTCGGACCTCGGCGATCCAGTCACGAGAGGGCGCCTCGACACCGGGCGCGGTGTTGCCGGACATCAGCTCGGACGGGGTGATGTCAACCTCGAGAGTCGGCACCATCCAGCGGCGCGTCTGGCCGTCACGCTTGGCGGTGCGTTCCTCGAGGGCGAGCCAGGCCCGGATGTAGCCCGAGGTCTGGGAAAGCATGTCGGCGACTGCGGGAAGCTCGACGGCCGCGTAATAGCCGTGGCTTTCGAGGCGCCACACGCCCACGCCGGGCACGTCGCGAAGAACGACGTTGAGCCTGGTTGTGGGCTTGCACTCGCGCTGTGCGGGGTCGGGACCGCACGGGCACGCGGAGTCGGTCAGAACCTCGCGCTGACCGTCACACCTCCTCTGGCACCCACCGCCGGACCACAGTTCGTACCACTGACTGACCGACTGGGGCGGGACCATCACGGGAAGACGAGCGGTGTCGGTGACGACCTCCCACTGTTGAGCGCCACCGTTGGCGGGAGTCCACTCGCGAACGGTGCCGCCGTAAAGTTCGGCGACCTGGTCGAGGAGCGGTTTCGAGGCGCTCGTGAGCCGGAAGCGGTCGAGCTTGGCCGGTCGGGTCCGGCCGTTGCTGGTGGGCTGAACCTGCCCGATCCGGATACGGCCGAGTTCGCGGGTTCGTTGCTGAAGATCGAGGATCGGCACGTCAAGCCGCCTTCCTGGTCTTGGTGGGTGGTGTGAGTGCGTCGCCGACGACATGCGGGGCAAGGTCGGTGTGAAAGTCGGCCACGTGCCGCACATGCCGGAAGGCGTCGAAGACGTCCCGGCCACACCGGACAGGGATCAGCCGGTATCCCTCGGGTCGCAGGTGAAGGACCACGCCGACGTCGTGCACATCGTTCGGGAACGGAACCCGGGAGCCATCCCGAAGCCATCCGAACTCGGCGTTGGCGTAGGCGGCCATCTGCACACCGGCCTCGGGGTAGACGCCCTTGACGTCGAGTTCTCCGCCGGTCTTGGTGTCACCCATCAGCAGGGCACCCCCGGCGACATACGGGCTGCGAAGCAGGTAGTCGAGGGTCCCGGCGTAGCTCTCGGAGTAGTTCGCCACGACCATTTCCGATGCCTCGAAGGTCACGGCGAACTCGTCGACGAACCGGTGAAAGTGCGTCAGGAAGGGCCGCAACTCGGGGTTGTTCTCGATCTCCTCGGGCACCGGGGCGCCGAGCACGTGCGCCTCGATCAGCGAGTGCACGGCCGACCCGAGGTCGGCGCGTTCGTCCTTCTTGCGGGTGTGGGCGCGACGCAGCCAGTCGTAAGCCTCCTCGCGCTCCTGAACGCGTCGCGATGAACGAACCAAGTACGGCAACGAGTCCAGCGCGGTCTCGGCGACAAGGTTCCCCGCCCAGTGAACGAGCGCCTCCTTCGGCGATCCTTTACCGAGGATCGTCGTCACACTGCGCAGGTATTCGCCGGTGACGTGGCACCGGTAGTAACCGGCCTTGCTGCGCCGAGGGATGCGAGCGACGCCGACGAGCGTCCCGCCACCGGTGCACGGCATGGACACGCCGTCGACCTTGGTCTTGTGTTTGCGGATCGCACCCGTCTTGGTGACAGCCTGGTCGGTGCCGCACTCCTCGCACGTGGTGCGGTCGGGAAGGTCGAGGTCAGCCACGGCCCTTTCCCTTCGTTCGTAGGTCAGCGAAGCGGTTGCAGGCTCGGCACCGCCCCGCGCTGATCAGGTCTGGTTCGCACTCTTGGCGGCACTCACTGCACACCAGGGGGTCGAGGAGGCCGAGCACAGCCAGAACCTCGCGCAGGTGGTCGGCGTCGGCTGCGCGTCCGGCGGTCACCAGCCGCGCGGCGGTCACCTGTTCCGGGCTCGGTTTCAGGACTCCGGCGGTGACCAGGCCGACCTCGCGTTGGGTCTTGTTGGTCATGGCGCTTCACCGCCGTCCGACCGGTGATGGATGCCGCGCGGGGTCCGTTGCTGGGCGCGCCCGGCGGCGTCGGTGACGGCGCGCATGATGTCCTCGGTCCCGCCCGTAGCGCGTTCCAGCGCCTCCTCGGCGAGGTCAGCGCGCTCGTGTTCGTCGGCGCACTCGACCAGAGCGGCGCGCAGTCGACGACGCAGCCGACCGACGTGCGCGGCACCTGCGACCCAGCCGAGGAAGAACGCGGCCAGGATTCCGGTGACGGCGACGATGCTCGTGATGATCTCGATCGAGGTCATGCGGCCTCACCAGCCCCGGCGCCGTGGCCCTGCTGGCAGTGAGCGCAGCAGGAGGGGCGCGCATCCACGATCGTGACGATGTGGACCAGGGACCCCTCATACAACCCGCGGATGTGCAGGTGTTCCCGTCCGGTGACGGGCTGCACGTCCACCGGACCGGCCTCAATAATGCGCTGCCACGTCTCCAAGCCGCGCCGACGCTCGGCATCAGTACCGTCGAGCAAGTGTCCGTCGAGAAGGCGAGAGTGTTCGCCGGTCTGGATCGTCCACTGAACCTCGGGCGCGTCCTCTTGGAACAGGGACACCAGCGTCATAGCGGCGCGGGCCTGGTTGAACTCGGAGGCGGTAGGCTCAGACATGGAAGGTTGACCTTTCTTCTCGGCCCTCGCGGTGTCTTGGCGGATGCGCGGGGGCTGATTCATTTCCGGGGGTTGATGGGTGCCGGTCATGCGGCATCAGCGCGGCGGATACGGCGCCGCGCGTACTCATCCAGCGAGGTCTCGGGCACGCGGGTCTTCGACCGCTTGGCACCGGGGCGCGAGATGTCGATGACGGCGAGGTCGCCACGTGCGATCAGGTCGTAGACGTGAGTCCGGCCGCACCCGAGTCGTTCGGCAGTCTGCGGGATCGTCAGGAATGAGGTCATGCAGCCGTCACCTCTTGGCGGCGCGCGTGTTCGGTGACGACCTCGAACAGGTCCTCGAACGGGCGGCCCGTGATCAGGAGGGCGGCGCTGATGATCCCGGGGGACGGGGTGGTCTTGCCGGTCACCACGCGGCCGACGGTGGTCGGGCTGACGCCCATGCGGTCGGCCTGCTCGGCGTAGGTCGGAAGGCCCACGCCCGCCATGTGGCGAGTCCATTGCGTGTTACGCACGGCAAGTGTTGCGTGGCGTGTGTGGCGACTGTCCGTTTGCATGACATGCACCGTAGCGGTGTATTGCATGTCGTGCAAACGCATAACGCCATATGAACAGGGCTTTTTTGAGGGAACCAGTCCCTTGCAGTGCACGCCACGCACGCGCATTCGTGTTAGGATCGACCAGCGCACAAGGGAATGCGTGCCATGCAACTACGTGGTAGCGTGCACGCCATGCACGCTCAATACTGGGATCGCGGGGCGGTCAGTCGACTCACTAACGAGTTGATCGACGAGACCGGCCTTCCCCGTACCGATCTCGCGTCCCTGGCGGGCGTAGCACCAAGCCAGATCTCCCGATGGTCATCCGGACGCACTCGCCCCGGCCAGGCCAGGCTCGAACAACTTCGCGCGAGCTTGGCCGACCGCCTCGGCGGAGAACCCGCCGATCGGGTCGATCGGACCATGGTCGCCCTCACCCGGGCGGCCGGCTACCCGGTCGATGACCAGAGGGTGACTGAAGACCCCGACGAGCAGAACATCCGGGCGCTCGGGCTCCCCCCCGCCGAGACCGAGATTCTTCTGTCCCTGCGCAGGTCACAGCGTCAACAACTCGCGGACCTCGCCGAAGACCTACGCAGGAGGAACGAGAAACGAGACTGAGACGAAGACTCTGGGTAAACCTCCGAAATCCCCCAAGCATCCGAACTGGTGTACGAGAATTCTTGATTTGGAGGATTAACCAATGATGCGATGACCCGACCAATCGCATCCCCCGGGAGGATCATGTTTCGCCCCTCGCGCGCCCAGATCGCTACAGCAGCCGCCGCGCTCCTGTCAGGCGGCGCGTTCCTCGCCTATCGACATGTCACCCTCAAACGCCACCGTCGCGCCCTGGTCGGCGCATCGGCCGAGGCATACGTGGCCGGCGTCCGAGATACACATGCCGAGTTGGGTGATCGTCTCGGGGAGTTGATCGACGAACAGACTTAACCCCATATCGACAAGTCGGGGGCGCCACCCTGCACGGCGGCGCCCCCTGGTGATTCACAGTGGAATCGGAGAACAGCATATGAGCTGGATCGAAGTTATGCCCAACGGCGACTCACGCGCCCACTGGCGCACCGACGACGGCAAGCGCCACACCAAGCGGTTCCACTACGCCGACGACGCCGAGGCGTTGCTGGCCGACCTGAAGAACACCGTCGACCAGGACGAGGAGGGCCGCTAAATGGCGTACATCCGCAAGCTCCCCTCGGGCAAGTGGCAGGCCACCGTTCGCGGAACTGACGGCAAGAAGCACACCCGCACGGACAAGCTGAAGAAGACCGTCGAGAAGTGGGCGAACGACCAGGAAGCAGCCGTCAACGCCAACCGGTGGCAGGACCCGCGCGCCGGTCAGATAAGCGTCGAGGAGTGGCACCAGAAGTTCCTCGGCATGAGGTCTGTCGAGGCGCTGACCACCGCACAGGACGCTTCGACGTGGCGCGTACACGTGGCACCGAAGTGGTCGATGTGGCTTCTGAACGCGGTCGACGTCGAGGCCGTCAAGGCTTGGCGGGTCGAGATGGACGCTGCCGGAGTTGGCCCGCATGCCCAGACCAAGGCCCTGAACTACTTGAGTGCGATGTTGTCGGCCGCGGTGCCGAAGCGGATCGCTCACAACCCGGTCCACGAGGTCGACCGACCCCAGGCCCCACTCAAGACGCCGTTCTACTGGAACCTCGAAGAGCGCGCGGCGATCCTGCGCGTGATCGACGAGCGGTACCGCGTCGGATTCGACTTGGCCTTGCACGTCGGGTTGCGGCCGGGAGAGCTGTACGGGATGCCAGCCTCGGCGGTGAACTGGGCGCGGGGCCTGATCCACATCACGCAGGTATGGACCCGGAAGGGCATCAAGAAGTACCCGAAGACCAAGAAGTCCTACCGCACGGTGCCGATCCCCGACCACCTCATGGACCCGATGCGCGAGATCCTGTCACAGTTCGAGGAGCCCGACGAGGACACGCCGTTGTTCCCGGCGCCGGGCGGTGGCTGGCTGGACGACCGGCATTTCCAGCGCCGCATCCTCGATCCCGCCCTGGCCGAGGCCAGGCTGTGCGGGAGTCCGGCCGCCGGCCCCGAAGAGAAGCACCGGCGGTGCTGGGACGGCGGGTGCGACAGCAGGCGTCACCGCGTGCGCAAGGGCTCGCCCAACGATGCGAGGCACACGGCCGCAAGCCAGCTCGTCATTGACGGGGCGTCCTTGTACAAAGTGCAGAAGCTTCTCGGGCACGAGTCACCGCTGACGACCCAGCGGTACGCACACCTACAGCCCGACGAGTACGACGACTTCCGGGATGTCTGGCGCGACTCGACGAAGGACGAGACGCACGGGGACGTGTCCGAGAGCGCGGGGCACAGCTCGTCGTGA